TCAATAATGGAACATTTCTTTAAGAATCTCCGAGACTGCATGTTTCTCAGACTCGGATATCTCGCCGATATGACTTAATATTCTTGACTTGTCGACTGTTTTCAGTTGGTCAAGAACCGCATAGCTGTCATTAGGCAGACCGCTTCCTTTTGTCGCTTTGATGGGGATTCTTGTAGGTAAGTTTCTTTGGACTGAAGTCAGCGGTACTATAATCACTGTTTTAAGAAAATTGTTGATTTCGTCCGGAGACACTATCAAACAGGGGCGGGTCTTTTTTATCTCAGCTCCAATCGTCGGGTCCAGATTGACACAATGTAAATTAAATGTTTTCATAATGTAAGAATTTTAAATTAATACTATTGTTGAACAGAGACACGAGCTCATATCAGGTCTACGGCCTCGCTGTCGAGACAGTCGGGGAGCAGCAATTCGTCCTCACCTTCCATTGCATAACGGGCGAAAGCGTCTGCCCAGCCCTGTCTTACTGTCCGGGGCTTCGATATGATGATCTTATCGTCTTTAAACTCTATATTTACCGGCGAACCCTTTGTAAATCCGCCTTCAGTCACGATATACCGTGGGATTATCACCCCGACCGATGTACCGACTTGTGATACTTTTGCTAACATAATCTTCAGTTTGTTTGGTGTATTTATCTTCTTGTTTATAACGGAGCCGTGCAATACGTTGCTCCTGTGTCTGTTCAACAATGCAAAGTTACTAAAAGATTTCAATATATCAATAATATTATTATTAAAATTACAATAATATTAGTATAAAGATTAGAATGCGATGTCGATGTTCAAAATCAACTACGGACACATGTGTAGGGCGTACAGACTCTAATAACAACGCCACCGAGGGAGCTGATGCTACCTGGGTGGCGTTAATTCTTACAATCTATTGCACCTCTCTTTTCTATATAAATCTTATAACTCAATGACATTAGGATGGTTGTGAATTGAATAATCTTCATTCATTATCGCTCCGTTTGAAAATATCGTTGTTTCGATAGTCGTTATTCCATGCTGTTTGTGAATATGGCCAAACAGATGAATACGGGGATTTACATTCGTCACCGCCTGCAATAATACCTCCGAGCCGTAGTTGATGTTGTCATCGAAGTCAAGGATTCCGAATGCAGGAGAGTGGGTAATGAGAATGTCAGTGTCTGCGGGGATATTGGCATAGTTGCGATTTTGGCGGTCAGTCACGCAATCACCCATAAACATCGGGACACCATAGAATTTCAGGCCTTCAATCTCAATAGCAGAGTTGCATAGGTAATGCACATTGTCATCAAGGCCATTGATATTAGCTCCATATAAGCAGTCGTCATGGTTGCCGCAGATGAAAATTTTGTGCTTATATGGAAGGTCGCAAAACCAGTTGAGGAAATCAATCGCTTCCTGCTCACTCCCGACCATGCAAAAGTCGCCGGAATGCACCACCACATCGGCCTCGGGCAAATCCCGCAGCCACCGATGGCAGTTGTGAGTGTCAGAGAGGTGGAGTATTCTCATTCCAACCCATAATATTCAGCAACCTTTGGCAATAATGTTTGGGGGTTTTGTTTTTTGAATATGTCTTGATATGTTAAAAGTTCCGGAAAAATCTCTAACTGATTTGCATATGTTTTTTCTCCATCGAGTGAATTCAATATCATTTCCGAAGAAATTTTGCCTATTGTTTCTTTATAAAAGGAATTATAATTCGTAAAAACAGTGGGAAACCTATAAACAATACAACCGAAACGCAACTTAGTGTGAGGTGTAACATTCTTCCAGCAATCATCCTCTATATTCTCCGGGCCACGAGATATACCTATGATATGACTAAAACACTGTTTAATTCCAGCCAAGTACAATGAATTGTACGCCACTTTTGGTGATTTCGCTTGAATTGTAAAGCCCACATTCTCCTCGCCGTTTTTTTTCCATACTTTAGGATACACCATTTGCAAAGGATAATTCGGAATTTGAGGTAAAATGTTTTTGTAAAATTCCCAATATGCCATTTTAATCTCAGGTACATCAGGACTAAGATATTCAGTAAATTTAGACTCAAGGAATAATAGATTCCCTGATTCTGATTTGAGTACAACATCTACGCTTGATGCGGAATCATATACACTATTCCTAACTTCAAACCAACATTGATTATAAATCTCGTCATCAATGCTTATTGGGTTTTCACATACATTATGAAAACATAAAATTGCAATTAAAGCTGACGAATGTAATGTTAGAATTCGATTATACTCTTGTCCCTTCCCGTTAGTAGCTTGCAAGAATAGTTTGTCCCATTTATTTGATTTAATATCAAATGTTTCACACAGTATTTCGCTCTTGGTTTTGTTAATAGGGCCGATTATTTCTCGAGAATATTTGGATTCACCTTTTGATGTCTGCGTCCATCGTGTTTCAATTCTCGGTGCTATTTTGTGGAGTCGCTTATCTAATTCCACAATTAAATCTTCAATAATCATATTTCAAACTTTTTATACGGAAATAGATATACTCGATTGACGACAACGGTGTCGCCCATTTCCTCCCAATTGTTTTTTAGACGGACAAGAGGACGTACAATGACGGAGTCCCAATCCCAATCAAGCCACGAATCAATGAATTCTTCACTGCTCTGTACCGAGACCAACGGATCATTGCTCGTCCTATGAAGTTCTTCAAGATATTCACGAGTCAATGAGCCGACCACGATTGCTGGAAATACTACATCGTAACCCTCGTACATTAGACAGAGAACCTTCTCACCAGGCTTAAACCGACATTTCTCCTGATAGTTTTTCTCTCCCGGGGCGTGACCTCCCCATCCGAATTGGGCATTAATGTGTTTATCCGCAGTGTACGTTACAAGTACATAAGGAAACATATCTACTTCAAAGTCAAGTTCAAAGCCGAGAGTGTTTGGCGTCACCTCTGCTTCAGCAAGCTTTGATTGCTCTTCTTCCCTGTTCTTACATTCTCCGTGTTCAACGATTTTAAGCGAGTATGCCTTTTCACCGGGGGCAGATGAAAGAACCAACGTTGGCTCTATCGGCTCTACGAGGAATTGGGTTAATGTCGTGTCTTCAATCATAATCGCAAATTTAGTAATATTCAGCGGGTTTACAAAGTAATTTAGTGTAATTCTCGGTGCCGAGGATTGATTTGAGTTCATACTCGGTAATAAAGTCGCCATTATCACCTGCGCAGGTGTTCCATCGTGAGGTGATTGACGCGATTTGATTATCCGGTGTGACTTCAACTGCGATGAGGGAATAACCGAAGCGATCGCGGGGGAAACCATTGCCTGGCATACAAGGAACGTCCCACCAATCGCCATTGCCACAGAAGTAGAATCGATTGCCATTTGAGGTACTCTCCTTGAATGATTCTTCAGAAATAACGATACTCCATGAAGCCATGTCAAGATATGAATGAGCATCCTCAAAGTTTTTGATTTCATCCACATAATAGTCAAAGTCGATTTCTCCTTCTTCTATGGGAGCGACCGGCGACATTCCGATTATCTGACATACCGTATCAGGATCCGCTTCATTGAATACGTTATCGAAGAAGTCATAGCCTGGCGTTTGGTCAAGGACTTTTAGGATCAAACGTATTTTGCTGACATCATCGGGATTGTTTATGTCAATCAATCCTTTCATGTTCCACAAAAATATCCCTACAGCAAACTTGGCAAGACGCGAATCAAGCTCCGGGAACAGTTCGACGTAATGATCGACTTGGTCGCCAGCGCAAAATTCATCCAGCCACCACGTCATGTGTTTTCGATATTTCTCCTGCATATCTTTTTATCGCGTAGTTTTAACTTCTCCACGTTCCCCACATATATATGTAGTTGACCCGTGTTTAATGGTTACCGTATTGGATGTGTAACCCAATAGAGTTCCGACTCTGTGCCAGATATAGCCTCCGTTCGGACCATATACATACACGGTTGATCCTTTTTGTTCTGCGTATCCAATCATTGTCTAATACACTCTTTTCGTGTCGTGCGCAACTTTTAAGTAGAATGAATAATTACACTGCATAATAGTGATTCATTTCCTAAATAAACACAATATGTTATCTATATCTCTCACGGATAGATATGACTCTCATTCAGATTAACTGAAGAAGCATCTGCCATATGCTAAGGCAGCCTAATCATCAGACGCAGAAAACTCGCTGTGTCAATCCTCAGTTTCCAATAATCCAGTAATGCCTGTCGATTTAACCGCACCCACATTTGCAACTGAATAAGGACACTGGTCGAGATTTTAAGATAATCATTGTCATCAGATAAGAATCGTTGGTCATCTATGGCAATCGCAAACGATATGCCATCAGCCTCTGCTTTTACTTGTGGAATTCGGTCGGAGTCCTCACAGCTAATCCACAATGGAACATCCACTCCGGTATGTGTCGGATTTATGCGATCAATCAAATATGCGTCTTCTATAGACATTGTATTTGTTTTTAGATAAACCGTATGTCAGTTATCTTTTTAAAGTTGTTTGTCAGAATTTACTACGTTTAGGTACCGACAAAGTTCCTCGAAAGACATCCCGTTGAAATTAGAATCGATATATTCTCTGCGTGGGTCTCCCATAAGGCAAACCAGCAAACGATACGCTTTCTTACCTTCAAGCATATCGCCCAGCGAAATTTCGCCAGATTCCACCCAGCGCATTAACCCTTCGCCATAGGTTTGGACTTGTTCTAATGTCAACTTCATCATAACTGTTTTTATTATTTATATACTCTATAATACGATGAAGCAATTCAATGAAATGTTAACAAATATAAATATAACATCATTCCCCAATCTTATATCTATGCAAAACGAAGTATAACCGCTGTAATGTAGATAATTGCTAATTTACAATATTTAACATTTGAGTGTGGTGACCCGGCGAAAATTTGGCTGAGGTCTCCACATTTTTGCTGCTCGATTGTAGTTAAAGTCTGTTAAAGTTGAGGGTTGTGAGGCGGTGATGTGGGGTTGAATGATGCTGAATGATTTTGAATGGATAAGATTTAGATATTGATTATCAGCATATTAAACTATCGCAAGAAAAGATACGAGTCTGCACTGATACGCATAACCCACAATATAACAGTATGTTAGCGTGGGTGTGGTGACTTTTGTGGTGACTTGGTGGAGCGTGGCTAAACAAAAGACCGCTAACTCATTGAGAATTAGCGGTCTTGGGTGGTGTCACCAGGAATCGAACCGGGGACACAAGGATTTTCAGAACTCTGTTTGCCAAACCCAAACGACTCTCTCTCAGAGAGTTAATACTATGTTATTTTATGTGCTTGCAGATTTGCTTGCAGATTTTCTATTTTCCATTTAATCGCGTTCTCAACTCCGCATTTTCAGCCTTTAATGCCTGAAGCTCCGAGCGCATCTCCGACTTGTCGGCGAGTAAATCATCGACCTGCTTTTGCAGTACACTGATGGTTTCGTCCTTCGCCTTAATCAACTCCTCATTCTTCTTTTGTGCTTCCTCCATTTTCTTTACGGCTTTAGAATCTGCCTCGCTATCCTTTGCCGAGAATGGAGCATCGCCACCGTTATAGATGGGACCAAAAAAAGAAGTGGGATTGTGATGTCCCCTTACCACATAGTCACGGAACAACCTTACATCGAAGTTGCTGTCGAAGAACACATACGGAGGCACTTCCAAGATAGCGGCTATCTTCTCGAACGTTTCCATTTTGGTCTTGCCACTCCGACCCATCAAATGTATGGCCTGAGTGCTTACTTCTGCTTTGGCGGCAAGTTCTTCAATCGTCATGCCCTTTATTTGCGCCAATTCCTTGATTAGCTTGAGGTTTGCCATATCTTTTGCCCGTTTTAGGTGAGACATCAACAAAGTTTTTGTAACTTTTTATAGAAAGTATTGCTTTACTATCAAAAAATTATTATTATCTTTGCACCAACAAAGGTATAAAAAAAATCCGAGTTATGCAACCAAATGCGACAAAAACTAACCTCAGAGAGGTGATTTTAAGCATGAACGTTGGTGAGATTATTTCTATACCGATAGAAAAAACCGTCAACGTCAGAGCCTATGCTTCACAAGTTGGACTTTCCAACGGACGCAAATACCGTACATCTACGCACCCTGACGAGCGAGTTGTAAAGGTTGCGCGTGTAAAGTAAGTTTCACTTTCCTAAATCAAGTAAAACTATGCAAGAAAATAAAAGCGCAACAGGAATAGACCCTAAAAAGTATTACACCGTACAGGAGGCAGCAGACTTCTTCGGCGTTCACCGCTCGACAATATGGCGTTGGGCGAAGTCACAGCGTTTACATCCTCACCTCCGAGTTGTCAACAACCGTACCGAGTTCCTGGGTGCGGATTTGTTGAAGCTCTCTAAACGCATCTAAGACTGAAGCCTATGGACGCTATACGTCATACTGCAACCACCAATGAAATCAAACACATGGAGGCTGCACAGCTCAACGCCTACCTCGACACCCTCACCTATCGTGAGAGGGTCGAGTTCGTTACGTCGGTAGTGAAGAAAGCCGGGGTAAAGCGACAGACATTCTTCAACTGGAAGTGTATGGCTTGCCGGATTCCAGAACGTGGCAAGCAGATTATAGAACATGAATCGGGAGAGCATATCTTCTCGGAGAAGATTCCGGCAGAAAAGGAGGTGGCACCATGACAGAATTTCGTCCAACGTGTGACCCCAAAGGTGTATTTTCAGTTAAGCGGACTTGTGCCGAACTTGGCATCTGCCATAAGACCCTGCGTAAACTGCGCCGCAGCGGTCTTATATCCCCATGCAACAACAATCCGCGCAGACTGAAATACACTGGCCAGTCTATTCTCGACTGCTGGGATAAAGTCACCAAATTATGATTAGCGACAAAACAATAGACGCGGTAAGAGATCTGCCCATCGAAGATGTCCTGAAGTCCTACGGTCTGCAATTCCGAAGGCGAGGCTCAACGTGGTTCGCCTCATGTCCCTTTCATCAGGAACGCACCCCCTCTTTCTCCATCACTCCCGGTAAGAATATGTGGTACTGCCACAGCTGCCACCGTGGCGGCGACGGCATCAAGTTCTATATGGAGAAGGAGGGGCTGGACTTCTCCGGGGCAGTTGAAGCCATCGCCAAAGCAAACAATGTCTGCATCGAATACATAAAGAGCGACAAGACCGACGAACAATGCGAAGCAGCAAGAAAGCGCGAGGCGGTCTTAATAGCCCTTTCTTCCGTGCATCAATTCTTCATCGACCAACTCCGGGTAGAGGTGAACGACGAGGCACGAGCAGCCCGTGAGTATGCTTACAATCGTTGGGATGAAGAATTTTGCACCACCTGCGGCATAGGTCTTGCCCCGAAGAACGGCAGACTGCTTGCCGAATACTGCAAGCGCAAAACTATCTCCGAAGATCTGCTCTTGCAATCCGGCATCTACCGTAAGGATGAAAAGAGCGGACACATCTACACGCTGTTCCGCAACCGCCTTATCATCCCTATTCGCGACCGTTTCGGGCGTGTTATCGCTTTTACAGGCCGCTACCTCGGTGATGCAAAGGCAGACCAGGTGGGTAAATATGTCAACTCGTCAAACTCCCTCATATTTACCAAAGGGGAAACCATCTTCGGCATCGACAAGGCAAGGCGTTGTCGTGATGCCTTGTTTTACAACATTGTCGAGGGTGCGCCTGATGTACTGCGCCTTCAGTCCATCGGTTTGGAAAACACCGTCGCAACCCTCGGCACATCGTGGAGTGCAGCCCAGTTCGACCAACTGAGCAAACTTACTCAGTCGGTCTGCTTTATTCCGGATTCCGACCCACCCGACAAAGAGCCATTCGGCCCCGGCTTCAAAGCTGTTATGACTAACGGAGCGGAAGCCGTGCGCAGGGGCTTCGATGTGACCGTCCGAGAACTTCCTTTCAACGAAGAAACTATGGAGGATGGCACAACCATACTTCACAAGAACGATGCCGACGAGTATATTCTCTCGCCGGAGATATATGCTTCAATTCCCGAAAAGCCGTTTATTCTCTGGCTCGCCGAGAAAAAATTCTCTGTGGCTTCCTCGATAGCCGAGGAGCGCACAATTATTTCAGAAATTGCAGACCTGTTGCGCCATGTCAAGGAACAGAACATCGCTGATGAATATATTGCCGCCCTTTCCAAACTGCACGGCACGACCCGGCTATGGAAAGGAGCGATCAGCACCGCCAAAGGGGAAGCCCGGCTGAAAGCCGCAGCAAAAGCACCTGAATCTGAAGCCGAGCGCAGAAAAGAACTTCTGCGCCGGTGCAATCTCAATATCATTGACAACTGCTTCTATACTTACGACGACGAGGGAGAGGCTATCAGGCTCTCCAACTTCATTCTCGAATCTCTCTATCATATCAAGGACGAAACCATCGGCTCACGTCTGTTCCGTATGGTAACCAAGTTCAACGAGAAAGTAGATATAGAGTTCCGCGAATCGGAGCTTTGCTCGCTCACTACGTTTCAGCAGCGCGTCGGTTCTGTCGGTAACTATATTTGGAGAGCCAAGATAGACAAACTCAACAACGTAAAGGAATATCTGTATCGTGGCACACGTTCTGCCGAGCGCATCCGCAAGATGGGTTGGGATGCCATCAACGGCTTCTTTGCTTTTGGCAACGGCATTTTTAACGGTGAGCGTTTCCTTGCCGTCGATGAACTCGGCATCGTGGAAACCGCCCCCGATAGGTCTTTCTATATCCCGGCCACTTCAAAAATGTACGAGAATAACCCCGAAATATACCAGTTTGAGAGGCTGTTTATTCACGAAAACCGCAGCGGCATCAAACTCTATGACTTTGCAGCGCAGCTTATCAAGGTTTTTGGCGACAATGCCAAAATTGCTTTCTGCTATCTGCTCGCCACACTATTCCGCGATGTGGTGTTCAGCCGCACTCGCCACTTCCCGATACTTAACCTTTTCGGAGAGAAAGGTACCGGCAAGACCACGCTTGCCACCTCTCTCCAGTCGTTCTTTATCCACAGCGTTGACCCGCCGAACCTCGGTGTTACCTCTGTTCCGGCTATGAATGACCGCGTCAGTCAGGTGGTCAATTCTCTTGTGGTATTCGACGAGTATAAGAACGACCTCGATATACGAAAAATCGCATACCTCAAAGGTTTGTGGGGTGGCGGCGGTCAGACAAAGAAGAATCAGAACACCGACGGCATGGCGGCGCAGACCATCATCTCCACCGGCATTGCCCTATGCGGCCAGGATAAGCCGACACAGGACATGGCTCTCTTTACCCGTGTGCTGTTTCTCGCTTTCTCCAAGACCTCGTTTTCCAAGCCGGAGCGCGATGCCTACGAGAATCTTGTTGCCATGTGTTCGCTCGGAAACACTCATCTAACTATCGAAGTGCTGAAGAACCGTCAGCTATTCGAGAAGAATTTTTCCAGTGCATACACACTGACAAAATCGGAGCTTTCCAAAATCATCGAGGGCGAAAAGATACACGACCGTATCTTCGGCAACTGGATTATACCACTTGCCGCTTTCCGTACCCTCGAATCGGTGCTGTCGCTTCCGTTCAGCTACAACGACCTGCTTACGGTTGCCGTGGCCGGTATGCGCTTGCAGAACGAGACAGCACAGGAAAGTTCGGAGATGGGCGACTTCTGGGAAGCCCTACAAGGTTTCCACACGCAAGGCCGCGCCATCGACAAGGCTCATTTCCGCATCAAGTGGCACCGCACTTTCCGCAGTACCACGATGAAAGAGGATATGGTATTCCCGGAATCTACTCCTGTGCTGTATCTGAACAGCGCAGCCGTGGCCGGTCTGTTCAATGGTCGCAGCTCGGCTAACGCCACCGCCAACCGCAGCAACTGGAGTACAATGCTTTCTTATCTCCGCTCGCATCCGTCGTTCCTCGGTCTGAAACAGGACCGCTTCACTATCCTTCTCGCCAACGGACAGCCTGACTACACCTTTGAGACCGTGAACGGCTCATCGGTGCGTAAGTTGAAAGTAAACCGCCCAAAGGCGATGTGTTTCAACTATGCCATGCTCAAAGCGGAGTTCGGGCTGAACCTCGAAACCGAGGTTATCTCTGAATCGGAGGAACTTGCCGAAGACGCAGAACCTGCCGCGCCTGAGACACAGCCACAGCAACAGGAGCAAGTTCCTCGCTCTCTTTTCGATGCTCCAAGCAACGAAGAAGAAATGCCGTTCTGACATTGCTTATCCCATTCTTTACTCTAAGGTCAACTCCAAAGGTTGGCCTTTTTATTTTCCAAAAGCAAAGGGGAGGAAAGCAAAAGCGTATATTTTTGGAAAGTCATCGTTGACAACAAAGCACTCTTTGGCTATCAACGACTTATGAAAATATACAGCGTTGACAATCGTTGACACTGGTAGTCATTTTCGGAAATCCGAAAATTTCGGGAGACAAGCGTTGACACTTTTCTGCCCTATCTATACTTATCTTCTTTTTCTTTCAAAAAGAGATAAAGTATTGTAATAGAACGGCTTTACGCATCGCATTTTGACTTCGACAGGCTCGCTGTCTACGGTGTCAACGCTGTCACCCCTCCAAATATATTGCTTCCATATATTTTCACTTCTTTGCCGAGGCTGAAAATCTGCAAATAGCGTCCCACGAAGTCACGCTATATCCCTCTTTGAAAATAGGTAATACCACTGAATATCAGTATCTTTGCATAAGAATTGCAGCAGATTATGAGCAACATTTGCATCTATTTACCACTCGAAGATTACCTCGCCCAATGGTTCATACACGATCAAGGGGGCGAGGTGCCGGTGCATCTTCTTCGAGGTTCGGTAGAGAGTAAACTTCTGCAAACCTATCTTGCCAAACGTCCGATAGGACAGTTGCCGGAATCAGGCGACGGCAAAACGGCCATCGCCATTCCTACGTTCCGCAATCGCCCGGCGGAAACCTACAATTTTCTTCCGAAACACGCTCTTTCTTCTCTGCTGAACATCATCCGTGAACGTTTCGATGTCCAGTTGTGGGAAGACTTGCATCAATTCGGTAAGATCGGCAAACGCCAAGACTATCTCATTTACGCATTTATGGAGAAGCACGGCATAGAGGCTTCGGAGAAGAACTGGAATGCCATTGCAAAGCGTTATCAGCGGCAAAGAAATGAATATCTCCACCGAGAACGCTCAAAAAAACAGTATTCTCGAAAAAAATTTCATTGATTTCAGCACCGGAAATTTTCAATTATGCTATTTATGCTATAATGCGAACATCCACTCAAATACTACCCGGAATTAAGGCTATCGGCTGGGTCGATTGCCGACACCTGCCGAGGCGCGTTGACCTCTCCGCTATCTGCGGTATGCAGGTAGCCGTCCTCACGGATGTTCACCCCATATCGTTCTTTGACGAGCCGACCTGCGAATGTCAGACCAAGAAAGACGGTGCCGGGTACGAGGACACCGCCACCTTGAAGTTCCTGACAAGCGAGATACTTCCCCGGTCTGCCGTTCTCGGTTTTGTCGTTACCGATGTGAACGACAAATCCTATCTTATCGGCTCGCTCGAACATCCGCATCCCATTGTGGAGTGTCAGCAGCAGACCGGCATACCGTCAGGCGATGCCGCCGGATATGCCTACGAAATAAAACACGTCAGCATCAAGTCGATGGTACCGTGCATCATATAGAATAACATTTAGCCCATCAGGTCATACACAGATTTTGAAGTTGGAAACCGCTCGTCCGTGAGGATCGGCGGTTTTCGTTTTTCAGCGGTAGGAAAAAAGACCATTATATATAAGGTACGCGAGAGCCACACTTGCGAGCGACACCCTACGTCGTGTCAGGAACTGCGGTCAGCGGTGGCGGTACACGGGTGCGCCTAAGTTGCAGCCCCATAAACAGGACGGCTGCATTATCGAAGCGGCAAGACCGCCCGGTGTTCAATATCTCGGTGTAGCACCTCTCTTTGATGTTAGGCAAGTGTCCCGTTCTCCGCAGTAGCCCTTCGGGTGTCGAAGTCCGTAATACTCCAGTCATCGGATTTTAGGCTCGTGCTGAGCCTGTCGCACTATGGCTGAATATTTGTCGCCTCGTCTATGCTGCCCTCGTATTGTCAGCGGTAGCCGGAGGAAGTTCTCGAAGTCTATATCTGAACCATCATCTCTTTATCAGGTCTACCAGTCAGCGCAGCCTTGCAGTAATTAGAAACAGCGGTGTCATTGCATCGAGCCGCAACGGTATATCCACGGACGGCACAGCCGACATTGCACTTGCCAACATTGTAAGTACCGACATAGTGGGTCGCTGATTCGTCTGCGCTGCTCTTATTGCTCCGGCATCCTCTGTCGGGGTCAGTCGTTCCGCCTGTACGTGGCGGCTTCGCCACTCTCCGTGAGCCTCATTCCCTGCTTTTCATCTTTCATCTTCGTTTCCATTCTCCGGGTAACACTCCCGGCTCATCGTCTTGTTTTACCCCGCAAAGTTATTACCTCCCTGCGGAACGTCAAGGTCGTACACTCCGTGTTTGACGAAAAAAGTTTTTAACGCTTCGCTACGTTGCAGCTAAACTTTTTGCGATCAAAACCTTGTCTCAAAGTCCGCCGTGGAGGTACTTTTCGGGCAGCGTAAAACAAAAAACAATGAACCATACGTTAAACCCTCTAATTTCAACTGCAATGAGATTACAATTCGGAGAACTCAACATCACTCCAAGAGTCGTGAACCGACTCCACGAACTGGACTTCACTGTCCCCGAACTCGAAGATGCCATCGCCGACCACAAGAGCAGCTGCGACGGCGAACCCTCTGTCTACGTCGGTACTTACGGCAAGTACAACGACGGCTCGCTCTGCGGCCTGTGGATTGACCTCAGCAGCTTCGACGACTACGACGAGTTTATCAATTTCTGCAAGGCTATCCACGCCGACGAGGAAGACCCGGAGCTGATGGCTCAGGACTTCGAGTGCTTCCCCCGGCAGTGGTACAACGAGGGCTTCATGGACGAGGACGATTTCAACCATATCCTCGAATACTCTCAGATGTGCGACGAGCACGGCACAGAGGCCGTCGATGACTATATGGAGTATTATGACGACTTCGACAACTTCGATGAAGCCTACTGCGGAGAATGGAACAGCGAAGAGGACTTCGCCCGTAACTTCGTCGAGGATTGCTACGACATTGAAAAGTCAATGGGCAATCTCGCCAATTACTTTGATTACGCGGCCTTCGCTCGCGACTTGTTTATGTGGGACTACAACATGGGCGCACACAATCATGTGTTCCGCCGCCTTTGACCCCTGACCCAACGACTTCGGGAGTCGCTCGCAAGAGCGGCTCTCGCTGTTTATAGTTCCAATGAGTTTTCTTTCAAAAGAAAATCATAGATGCTTATAATGGTTATCCCGGATTCATTATGCAAAACAGGAGTGTATTCTCCCAATATTATGATTTTCTTGAATGAATCATCGATGTTTCTCAAAGATGCTTCTTCCTGTTTGACCTTTTCTTCATCAATCATTCTATAAGCTGACTGAATATAGTACCGCTTACTGCCTTGGTTACAGACAAAATCCACTTCGAGATATTGTCTGCCACGCTCGCCATTCTCATTTCGCATCTGCTTTGGCACAACTCCGACATCCACACTGAATCCTCGTGCTATCAGCTCATTGAAGATTACATTTTCCAAAAGATGTGTATATTCAACTTGTCTGAAATTCAGGCGCATATTCCGCAACCCACAATCGGTGAAATAGTATTTATAAGGACTGTCAATATACCGTTTCCCTTTAATATCGTATCTGCTTGCCTTTTCCATCAAAAAAGAGTCACAGATATATTCAAGATAATTGACTATGGTGTTGCGACTTACCTTTTCATGCTTCACACTTTCAAAGGTATTGGCGAGTTTCGTTGCATTTGTAAGTCCTCCGATAGAAGAAGCAAGTATATTGAGAAGTTCGTCAAGAACTTCGGTGTTCTTAATCTTATAGCGTTTTACAATATCGCTGATATAGGTATTTTCAAATAATGCCTTCAGCATCTCTACCTTTTCTTCATGTGTTTCCTTTTCAACAACTTGCGGCAACCCTCCGTAAATCATATAGTCGCGCAGCGCATCGGCCTGATTCGCATTTGTTGTCGAGATAAATTCTCTGAAAGACAGTGGATGCAATCTCACTTCTTCACCACGTCCGGCAAACTCGGTTCTTACTTGTTTTGACAAAAAACGGGCATTACTGCCGGTAACATATACATCCGCATTGCTCTGATTAAGATAACTGTTAAGCACATCCTCAAATTCCGGGACGAGCTGTATCTCATCAATCATGACATAATGCATTTTAGCATCGGTCAACTTGGAATCTATGTATGTAAGCAACGCATCGGGGTCACGTAATGGCTTATTACGTCTATCTTCAAGATTGATATTGATTATATGTTCATTATCAACGCCTTGCTCTTTAAGCCATCCGGTATAAAGGGTTGATAACAAAAATGATTTACCACATCGGCGTATGCCGGTTACAATTTTAATCTTGCCATTATGTCGTTTGGCAATAAGTTTTTGAAGATAGGTGTCGCGCTGTATTATCATATCTACTGACAAAAACTGTGTCTTGTCACACTTTTTGTCAGTGCAAAGGTATCTCATTATTTCGATTCCACCAAATTTTTCTGTCTTTTAGTGGCTAATTATATAGCGGTAATTTTGGCATAGCAAAATGATTTTCTATGTCTAAAACCGCATACAACATCTCGCTTAAAGGCTACGTCGGAGGCTCTGACTTCGACCGCAAGACCGTTGACACGACCCTCGCCCAAAACGAGGGTAAGCGTGTCAATGTACTTATCGACAGCCTCGGCGGTTCTCTCGCCACCGGCTTGTCTATCTCATCGGCGTTCCGCAATCACGGCAATGTCGCTGTTCACTTCGTGGGGCTGAATGCCTCGGCTGCAACCATCGCTTCCCTCGGTGCAGCGCATATCTCGATGGATGCCGGGGCTATGTACCTCGTGCATAAATGCTCAATGGCCTTCTTCGAGTGGGGCAGTCTCAACTCCGACCAGTTCGCCACGCTCATTGCCGACTGTGAGAAGATTAAGGCCGACCTCGATAAGCTCGACCTCAATGTAGCCCAACTCTATGCCGCCCGGTGCAAACGTAAGCCCGAAGACCTGCTCGCCCTGATGAAAGTCGGAGGCTGGCTCTCGGCCAAGGAAGCCCTCGAATGGGGCTTTGTCGATGAAATCACCGACCTTGCCGATGAACCGGCTCCCAAACTCACTGATGCCCTCGCTTCCGCTATGGCCTCGGAGGGTATGCCTATCCCGAACATTCCGCTGTCTGAAGCCGACCGCGATTCAATCTTCGGGAAGTTCATCACTGCGCTTACCTCTTTTTTCAAACCGTCAACCAATCCAATCACTACCGCAATGAATAAGACCTACACTTTCCTGTGTGCCGTTCTCGGCATCTCGGCTATTGCCCTGACGAACAATAAAGCCTCGCTCACTGATGAAGACCTTGTCAAGATTGACAACGCCCTCAAAGAGAAAGACGATGTTATCGCCTCTAAGGACGCGACCATCGCTAACCTCCAAGCCAAGCTCGACAAGAAACCGGCTGAGGACACCTCGGCAGTCGTAGACGATGCCAAGCAGTCCGGCAAGGAAACAGTCAAGAATGATGTCGAGCAGTTTGTAGATACCTGCAACTCGGCCCGCGCTCTCTACAACGAAGTATAAACCATAAAACCCTATACCACAATGGCAGGTAAATTCTCATTCACTCTCCAAGAGTATCAGGAGGCAGCGGTCAAATACCGCCCCGACCTCCTTATGCTCCCGATTATCGGTATTGGCGACACGCTCCAGTTTATGACGGGTCGCCCCGGCATCCGATACAAGGAGCGCGTAGGCAATCTCACAGGCGATGCACAGTTCGCTCCCTACAATCCGCAACGTGCCGTGGACTACAACCTCGGCATCGAGTTCCGCGACCTCGAAACCTACTTCGGCTCTGTTGTTGCCAACTTCGAGCCGAACAGCGCAATCTCTACATTGCTCGGAACTGGCGCGACCAAGGGTGACGGTCAGATGACTACGCCAACCGCTCGTCACGTCCTCGCCAAGATTGCCAAGAACCTCTCCGAACATCTCAACGATGCCGTTTGGAACGGCAAGCGCAACGCCGTCGGTGACACCACCGCCGACCTGTTCGACGGCTTCGACACGATTACCGAAAAGGAAATCGCAGCCGGAGCTATCGCAGCCGAGGAGGGCAACTACATGAAGTTCACCGACGCGATCACTCCGGCCAACGCCGTCGACATCGCCAAGGAAATCCTCTTTTCGCTCGACCCGCGCCTCCGTTCGCAGGACCTGCTGCTCTACTGCTCGCAGGACTTCGTCGACAAGTACAACGAAGGCTACCTGCTCACACACGGCGGCATACCGTACAACACCCAGTACGGACAAGGAGCTGTCGAAGGCTCCAACGGCAAGCTGAAATTCTGCCCCCTCTACAACAAGGCAGGCTCGAAGTTCATGCACGTTACCACCAAGGCAAATATGCTCGTCGGTTACGACCAGATGGGCGATGTGGAAAACGTGATGGTGAAAGAGTATGCTCCATTCATCCTCTCTTACATCGCCACTATGTTCTTCGGTGTGCAGTTTGAAACGCTCGACAAACGCCGTTTCAAGACCATTGAAATAACCGTCTAAATTTCATCGCTATGGCTAAGAAATGTACCTCAATACAAAAGTCGCTCGGTTGGTGCCAAGGCACTCCCGAGCTTCCCGGTGTGAAACGCCGCATCTACTATTCAGCGAAAAGCAACATCGTTGCCTTTCCGCAACTCCCTCGCGATGAACTCGGTCGCCCGACATCGTCGATACTGCAAGGCGACTTTGCTCTGCTTGCCGATATGAAGTGGCTCTATATCGACATTCTCCCCGATAAGTCGCAGTTGACCTCCGAGGCTCAGGGTGAATTGCCCTCGCAGACGCAGCTCAACAAACTCACTGCCGTTCACCCCGGAGTAGGTGCTGATGCGTCAGCAGCCGCTGCCTATATCAACAACACCGACAACGTGTTTCTTGTCGAGGATATGAAAGGTAACTTCCGAGTCCTCGGTAACGACAAGTGGCAGACCAAGGCGACTGTCGCACAGGATTTGGGTCAGGGTGCCACCGGCACCACCTCGACCACAATCTCCGTCGAGGCTACCGACGAAGTGCCTGCGCCCTTCTACATCGGTACGCTCGAAACGGAAGATGGTCTTGTGTACTGCGACCCGACTATGGCTAAACCTGCCAACGCTTGATTGCCGACACTATGGATAATAGAGCCGTCAGGAAAGGAGCAATAGCGTTGGACGAGATGTTGGACGACATCGAAGTGCCTTCGCTCGACGTTCCCGACCTCGACGGCTCTTTTGTTACAGACAAGTCCAAAGACCTTTTCGCCGAGAAAAAACGTGCGGCATGGAAAGACGTGCAACAGGCAGAAGCTCGCTGCGACTTCGCCCCTAACAAGGTGCGAATTTCATACCGCAATCCGCAGTTCGGCATCATATCGCTTTGGAAAAAGTCGGTCTACGGCAGAACCTTGACCGACATTAAGGGCGACCCCGAAATGGTGGAGAAATTTGCCGAGGGTATGAACACCCTTATCCGGCAAATCCTCGGTCACACGCTTTCGTCAGGCGACTGGTGCATCGTTACCTCGCCCAAGCGTCGACACAAGACCCGGAACTTCGCTTCGCTCATTTCCGCTCGTCTTGCCGAATTGCTCGGCATACCGTTCTATGAAGACCTTGCCGAGTGCCACAGCAAGCATCGTGTCGGGGCTGTCTTTACCTTTGGCAAGACACCGCCGACCGAAGCCAACATCATCGTCTTTGATGACTTCGTTACCACCGGTGCCACGATGATTTCAATGCGCGAGCTGCTTCTTCCACTCGGCAAAAACCTCGTGTTTTTCACCGGAATAAATAATAAACTTTGACCCCTGCGGCCAAAATAATTTTGACCCTTCAAATGGATCACAAATTTACCGAACTCATAAAGAAATGGCTTGAAACGCCCGAAGCGGAGCGCGACTACACCGTAGGCGCACTCTATCTGCTGAAACTCTCCGGCAATCAAATCATGTATCGCAACATCGTTGCTCAACTTGACCGCCGCCACGATGTGGTGGAGTATCAGCTTCAGAAATATTACAATTTCCGTGTTCAGGCGTTGACACACGCCCAAGTCGAGGAAATGTCGGCACAAGTCGAACAGATTGTTGCTGACCATATTCCGCTTGCCGCCGAAGCCGATAAGCAACCGCAGAAAGGAAAGCGAGCCGACCACGACTCTTTGCCTGACGACATTAAGGCGAAATACGTTGAGAACCTTTCGCTTCTCCAACGTATGCGCGAAGTGCATCTGCGCCTCCGCTCGCTCTCGCTTGATAATGCTCCATGCCCGGACTCCGAGCGTTATCCGTTCTTGAAAGAGCTGATTGCCCTTGACAAGAAACTTCACGCAAACTGGGAAGCATACGACCGGTATGTTGCTGAACCTGCCCCCAAAGCCACACCCTCGCGATCGGCAAAAGCCAAACGCTCCGCCGGAAGTAAGAAGTCTGTAAAGAAATGAAACGCACTGCCAATATCGACCAAATCCTTCGTCCGTTGAAAGTAACGCCGTATCAGGCTTACCTTTCAAATGCCGTGCAGGTTGCCGACATTCTCGAATGGATTTTGGGTCAAGTCGGCGTTGCCGAGGTATGGCAGACTTCTTTCTCTATCTCCGAGGAATTTTTGCGACGACTCTATTTTATCACCAAGGATAAAAAGGTCAGTCGCATCAACCTTGTGCTCGACCATAAGGCCACGAACAAGACGCTCAAACTTTGGGCGTTCATCGCCCAAGTTATTGAGCGAACATACCTCGCAGATAACCACTCTAAAATTCTGTTGGTGAAATCCGAAGCCGGAGAAACCGTTTCGGTTATCACCTCGCAGAACCTGACACGAGGCAACCGCCACGAGTCAGCTTTCATCTCCACCGACCCGGCGATTTTCGCCACGCTCAAAGAGCAGGTCGATGATTTAATCACCAATCACTCAGTGCCGCTACATGACTTATTCAGAGACCGAATTACAGCAGATTGAGAAGTACGCCTCAATCTACCTCAAAATATCCGACATCGCCGTAATACTCGATATTCCGGCTGATGTGCTGCGTTCGGATATAGCCGACCGCACAACAGACGTGTCGAAAGCCTACCGACGCGGCAAGGCAGCGTCCAAGGTCAAGCTCCATTCCCAAGAAATGATGCTTGCTCAGGTAGGTTCGCCACTCGCCATCGAAAACGCCCACCGCAATTTATTAGATATGGAAGATGATGAATAGCAGAAATTTTGCTAACTTTGCAAAAAGAACAGGTTTAAATATGGATTGTCCTCCCATCTTAGTACAGGTATCTGATGATACATTTGAACATATGGCTGATGATTTGAAATACATCGGCGAAACTACTTTTAGAGTATGGGGCAAATACAATGTCCCGGACGAATTTGCAAATTTAGTCGTTTATGCTGGGCTGAATAATGGCACTCTATTTCCATTATTTATCTCGAAAGTACAACGTGTATATCGTAAAAATGAAAATGAATTTATTTGCATATTGAAAATTCTTACTGATATTGTCAGAATTAATGCCGAATTTGTGGATGAAGAATTGCGGTATGCGCCCGGATGTAAGACGGGAATGACGGAGGAATTAGACGAGAGAACATACGGTAAAATTTGGATTGAAACTGAAAAATCGCCACGCTTAACTGCATGGTGCTTACGGTAGGAAGTATAATCCCTTTACTTTCACTGTCTTTTACAGCATAAAACGGCTTATGTATCTTCGCGGTACATAAGCCGTTTTTATGTCATATCCCAACGCCATAGAAGTTTGCCGCTCCGAACTCTTTACCAAAGAGGTTGAACTCCGTGACCGTTATCCGCAAGCACTTGTGGATAAGGTTTTGCGTGTCCGCGAGATGTACAACTGGTTTATCGCCAACCCCGACGGCACAGACCGCGAGTTTATCGCCGAGGTATGCCAACGCCACGGCATCCATAGGACTACCGCCTATTCTGACCTTGCCGTGGTGAAGTCGCTGCTCCCGATGCTCGGCAGCGCATCTCGCGACTTCCACCGTTGGCGCACCAATGAAATGCTGATGAACACCTACAAAATGGCGGAGAAGCGCAAGGACACAAAGACGATGGAACGCGCCGCAACCGCCTACGGCAAGCTCAACCGCGTTGACCTTGAAGACGAACAGACTATACCGCTCGACCAAATCCTCGTGCAACCGTTCACGGCTACCGATGATCCGCGTGTTCTCGGCATCGAGCCTATTCCCAATCTCGCAGATAAAATCTCTGCGATGATTGAGAAATACCGCCGTGAAACCATCGACATTCAGGATGTAGAGTTCGAAGAAGTGGATTTGGAGTTTGATAATCTTTTCCCGGACAAGCAACAGGAAACCGACACAGACACAGACGATGAGTGAGAAACGCATATACTTCAACAAGCCTCAACGCCTGACACAGCTAATCGGTGCGAACACTACCGTTATCGTCGCAGGGCGACGCACCGGCAAGACGGACAGCATCGCTGCTCCGTTTGTGCTGCGCAATATGCAGCGTATGCCCGGCTCGACAGGCGGCATCGTCGTGCCGACCTTCAAACACGGTTTGACGAACACCATCCCCGGACTGCTCGCTGCGTGGAAACGATGGGGATATGTCGAGGGACTTCACTATGTGGTCGGCAAGAAACCGCCCAAGTCGTTTCGTCAGCCAATCATCGACCCGAAAGATTATGAACACGTCATATCTTTCTACAACGGCTCGGTGGCTGTAATCATCAGCCAAGACCGCCCCGGTTCGTCAAACTCATTGACTCTCTCGTGGCTGCTTGTCGATGAAGCAAAATTCATCGACTATGCCAAACTCAAAGATGAAACACTCCCTGCCAACGGTGGCATCAAGTCGTACTTCGGCAAGCACTCCTTTAATCACTCAATTATGATATTGAGCGATATGCCGCAAACACAGAAAGGTTCGTGGTTCTTGCACTACCGCGACAAAATGGACTCCGAGCTGATAGCCACCATCGAAGCCACCGTTTACGAGATATGGCGCACCAAAGAGCGCATACGCACGCTCAACGCCAAAGGCGAGCCGGTGCCGCCATATCTCAAAGGCTACCTCCGTCGCCTTGACCGCGACCTGAACAAGATGCGTTCAGTGGCGGTCTACTATCGGGAATACTCCTCGATAGAAAACTTACAACTTCTCGGTGAGAACTACATCAAGCAGATGAAGCGCGACCTTACACCTTTGACATTCCAAACCTCTATCCTTTGTCAGAGGATCGGAATTGCCAAGGACGGTTTCTATTCCTCGATGCGCGAGGCGCACAAGTACGATGCCAACGATAATCAATACCTCGACGCCCTCGGTTATGATTATGACTTCTCGACCCTCGACTCTCAGGCCGACAAGGATGTTGACTCGGACGCGCCCATCTGCATCGGTATGGATTACAATGCAAACATCAACTGGATTGTAGCCGGGCAACCTCGCGGTCGCCGCCTCAATGTTATCAAGTCATTCTACGTCAAGTTTGAGCGCAAGATACCGGCACTCGTCGAGGACTTCTGCCGCTACTATGCCTCGCACCGTAACAAGACCGTGGTCTTTTATTACGATGCCACGGCCCTCGGCTCAAACTATGCCGTCAACGAGCAGGATTTCCGTTGGGTAGTGCAGCACGAGTTCGAGCGGTACGGTTGGCGCGTCGAGGCCGTCTACCTCGGCAACCCGATGCGCCACGATGAGAAATACCTTCTCATCAACCAGGGCTTCAGCGGAAAGCAACGCCTGATGCCTTTCTTCAACCGCTCGAACAACGCCGACCTAATCCTCGCCATCCAGTCAGCCGGTGTCAGCCGAGGCCGAAACGGCTTCCGCAAGGACAAGTCCGGCGAAAAGCTCGCAGAGTCCGAGGAAGACCTGCTCGAACACCGCACCGACGGCTCCGATGCTTTCGATACCCTCTACATCGGCTGCGAAAAATTTCCGTATCACGATACTTATACAATCGCCACTTCAGGAGTTATCTGAACAAAACAAGCTCAGCTAACACTATTTTAGCTCTATATTTCTTTTTGTATTTCTATTTTTCAATGCAATTCTGCAAACAATCTCGGCTAATCAATCACTAATCAAATTATTATTATTATTATCTTTGCATATTCGTTTGGACTGAATCCTCAATTTGAATATGACCAAGATACTAAAGTACATAGCAAAGGAAACGCAAGGAGAGTGCTTCACCTCCTTCAAATACTGCTATGATACTGTCGCTGGCCCTACTATCGAGTATGAGGGTGGAGACAAAGGTTCCATCAATCTAAAGGAATACGCAGAGGATGTTCACGACCCAAAACCAAGAGACCTCCGGCAACGTGTTAAGTTGTGCCTTATGGGGCCGCCATTATTCAAGTATTTTCTTGATGGATCGCGCCGCGTTTATAAGGTTGATGACATCCAATATGATAAGCAGGTTTTCCCAATAGTAAGCGGCCAGATTTCTGTCGCTTGCTGTTGCAGAGAAATGACCGACGAAAATACTTTTGGAGGGTTTCATCATATTACAGAAGAATCATACCCAGTCGTCTGTCTCCCTGTGAAAGCAAATGGAGAAGGTATTGACAACGAAGTTTTCTTTGGGAATCTCAGAAACAAACTCAATGAGTTGCCGCAATTGAAGGCGGCAGGAATTGAGCTACGAAAAGTCCTATATTACCCAACTAAACTCGATTTTGGTGAGACATACGAGAATAAAGGCATTGCCCGGATTCAAGATGAAATGATAGATTGCGAGAAGAGAATCGTCTCGCAATTAGTGAGTAGGCATCTCCTTAATCAGGATAATTATCTTATTAAGGACGGTTCTATTCAGTATAAGCCTATGAAAACGGGGGATTTTCGCGAACTTTCCAAGATTCGCAACAATTATCGTCATGTAATAGGCGTGTCGAAAAAATTCAATCCCAATTTCATGCGAGATTTGAAAGACCAAAGCAGTGCAGGACAAATAGCTCGACTACCTTTATACCACAGGACACCAGCGTTCCTTTGGCAACCAGGCGAGCAATGGGGCAACGTTAATTTCGCTGTATGGTACATTCGTATTCGTGATATTAAGAAATCGGAATCTCCGTATGCCGGAATTATCAAGGTCGAAAAAATGCTCATGACAGGGCATGAAGCAGAATATGGCTTATCGACAGATGAAATAGACACTATCTCCGCTCACCTAATTAACGAGCGCAATCCTGTGTGCTATGGCACTGATGCGCGTTGGGCTAATCATCTTTACCCCGTCTATATGACGGAGTGCTACTGCAAAAGTCGTTTTCACAGCGACTATTATTTCTTAAATCTATTTTAGTTCAGATACATGGTAATAGGAAAAATCATAGCCACAGAGAAACAACCGTCCACAATAGAAGATTTTACCTTTTGGACGAAGAAGGACTTAAAACTTAAGCCCTTTGATGTTGTGGTTGTTGAGCATGTTAACGGCTCCAAGACTTTTGGTGTCGTTGAAGAAATCTCACATATGACTGATTCCCCAAGCGCACTTGCAGGGTACATTTCAAGTGATTTTGGAGATGTTGATTCTCATTCTTATACTGAACGTATAGGCATGAACTATGTTCGGTGTAAGGTAGTTGGCAATGACAAGGGCATATATATTCCTGTTCAAGAAGGTAGAAAAGTATCACTTGCCTCTGAACCTGAAATCATGATGGCTTTAGGTCTTGACAAGGTAAAGAATCCTATACCTGCGGGTTTTATTGAAATGTACGACGGAGATAATAAGAAAATGCTGCCTGTTAATTTCAATTCTCATTTCCTAATTGGACCCGAAGGAGCGCATCTTAACATTTCCGGCATATCTGGTCTTGCGTCTAAAACATCCTATGCGATGTTTCTGATGAAAGCAATACAGGACGTGTACATGAAAAAAGGCAAAGATGAATCAGTCGCTTTTATCATGATGAACGTGAAAGGCACCGACCTGCTTAAAGTGGATGAGATTAATGAGCGTGAAAAAGACCTCGAAGCTATTCGCCCAATTTATGATATACTAGGAATGGAGATGTCTCCATTTAAGCAGGTCACATATTTCTATCCTTACTCAAAGGATTATACCGCTTATACATACGACAAAAAAGAAACTATTAAAGACCGCCTCGAATCCAAAAGGGCGTTCCAGTATAAATATCTTTTTGAGTCTGTCGAGGATAAAGAATGTCTTGATCTCTTGTTCGCGAACGTTGATGATCCTAACGAAACCATCGAGTCAATCATCAATGAAATTCTTTCGAGCAGCGAGTTTAAGGGAATTGACTCCTGGGAGGACTTCAAGAATACTCTTTACGAGAAAACTCAGCCCTCCGACAAATCCAAGAAAGGAACGGACAAATCCATTTCCATTCTCAGTTGGAGAAAGTTCTATCGTCTCTTTAATAAAAGTTTTCAGAAATGCCGTCAGATGTTTACCGAACAACTCGGAAACGATGGCAAAAGCGTGAGACTTCGCGACCAAATCTCTGAAATCAAGAAAAACGATGTAATGGTTATAGACATCGCTAAACTTGACGAGGAATCACAGGGTTTTGTTTTCGGTGATGTTATGCGTGCCGTCTATAACCTTAAAATGGGAACGCCTAATAGAAGTGACGAGGATATTCCAGACAGGATTATAATCTTCATAGACGAATTGAACAAGTACGCATCTAACGATGTGCCAAAGTCTTCTCCTATTCTTCGTCAGTTATTAGATATTACAGAGCGAGGTCGGTCTCTTGGCATCATCTTATTTGGTGCCGAGCAGTTTGTAAGTGACATATTCAAACGAGTTAAAGGAAACTGTGCAACCCAAGCATTCGGTAGAACAAATGCAATAGAAATTACAAAAGAAGACTTTAGATTTGTTCCTTCGGTCTACAAGACTATGTTAACTCGACTGAAACAAGGAGAATACATCATACAAAACCCTGTGTTTAGATCAATGTTGAACATAAACTTCCCACTTCCTATATACAAGTACTATGAGTGAGATTAAATCCGAGACTCCTCAGATTGGCAAGGATGTCATAGAATCGTTGACTCTTGGCATGTATGAGGATTGCAGGTTCATATACAGAGAATACATCCAAAATTCTGCTGACGCAATCGATAATGCCGTTAAAAACGGCATTATTTCGCATGATGAAGGTTGTATCTATGTTCAGATTGATACCGAAAAGCGAGTAATCTCTATTTTCGATAATGCTACTGGCATATCAGAAAAAGAGGTTATGGCTATACTACGTAATATAGCTCGTTCAACAAAAAAACGCGGCGAAGATAAAGGCTTTCGCGGTATAGGTCGACTTGGCGGACTTGGATATTGCTCTAAGTTAATCTTTGAAACATCCTACAAGGGCGAACCTGTTAAGTCAATAATGACTTGGGATGCAGAATTGCTAAAATTCATTATTAACGACCGTTCTTCTCACGAACAGGCTGTTGAAGTCCTTGAAAAGGTCACTGAGTTAAAGACTGAAAAAGAATCAGAATCAGAACATTACTTTAAGGTCACATTAGAGGATGTCACTTCCGATGATTTGTTGGATGAAAAGAGCGTGACTGAGTATTTGTCTATGGTCGCTCCCGTTGATATTTCTTCTCAATTTTTATACCGAAATACCATCAACGACTTTAAAAAAAAGAACAACCTTACTGTTGACACCTACAATATTTTCATCAATGGAGACCAAATCTACAAGCCTTATACAAGCGTAATATACGATGAGGCAAACGGTGGTAAGAAGAAGGTAGATGACATCTTGGATATTCAGTTTCTTCTTGCCAAGGATGAGAATGGAGACATTATATATTGGGGGTGGTACTCAATCTCTTGTCTCAAAGGGCAGATGAAACCGATAAATATTGCCCGTGGTATTCGACTCAGAAAGGAAAATATACAAATAGGTGACGAGGAAATCTGCAAAAAGTTTTTTACACGCACTGAAGACCAGCGATTCTCTTTCTATTATTTCGGAGAAATACACGCTCTCAGTAAAGGTTTGATTCCAAATTCGCGCCGCGACTATTTTGGAGAAAGCCTTGTTTGCACAGACTTCGAGCGTAAAATAAGACAGGATTTCCTTCGTCTTAAGGATTTATGTTACGATGCACAGAAAGTTCGTTCAAGTGTGACAACTTTACAAAAGGGGTCGGAACTTCGTGCAAAAATTGAACAGAAAGAAAAAACAGGTTACACAAGCCAAAAAGAAAAGGCCGATTTACAACATCAGCTCGAAGACCAAGAAAAGAAAGAAGCTCAAGCTGAAAAACAATTGGCAAACGTCACAAAAAAAATCGAAGAGAATCAATCTCCCCTTACTAAAGTTGTGGCTCGCTTGAAACCAGCACCTACGCCTCCTGACCCGGAACTTGTTCCAAAACCGGAGCCTAATCCGACAGAGCCTGTAAAAACAAAGATTAAATTCAGAACGGATAAACCCGAATATTCCTCTTACTCCAAAAAAGAAAAGAAACTAATAGGGCGCATATATGAAGCTATCGGCTTGGCTCTCGCCGATGAAGCATTAAGAGAAGCACTACTCAATACAATAGAAAAGCAGATAACACAATGAATCGAAACGTTTTGTTGTTAGAGCCAAACTATAAGAACAAATTTCCTCCTATCGGGCTGATGAAGTTAGCCACATACTTTCGTATGAGAGGGGATAATGTCGTGTTCTACAAAGGTGACTTAAAGGAATTTCTGATTAACGACATCACCTCCGACTGTGTTGCGAAATTGTCGGAGATTGATAATTCTATCAATTGGAAATTACGCTCTGATAAAATAGCAAGCTATATCAAAACTCGTAAAACGATTTTCCTTGACCAAATTAATCTGGGAGAGTCTGAATCGATGCCTCTGCTTATCCCTTGGGTTAATTACTATAAAGACTTTTATCATAAGAAAAAATACTTGGAGCATCCTAAGTGGGATTGGGTATGCGTTACTACTCTTTTTACATTCTACTGGGATATTACCATCGAAACCATCCTATTTGCCAAAAGCTTAGTAAAAGATCCTAGACATCTTATGGTTGGCGGTGTACTTGCTTCTTTGCAACCCAAGGAGATAGAGGATGCCACAGGTGTTAAGCCTCATTGCGGAGTCTTACTCAAAGACGGCATCGATGAAGATAATGAATATATCATAGATGAGCTTCCGCTGGACTATTCCATCTTAGATGAAATAGACTATATCTATGTGGATAGTGGTGCTTTTTTCAGTTATACGACAAGAGGTTGCATCCGCAAATGCCCATTCTGTGCAGTGCCTACGCTTGAACCATACTTCCGTTCATACATTCCTCTTAAAGAAAGAATCGACCAAACAAGACGATTATATGGAGACCAACAGAACCTGTTGTTGATGGATAACAACGTCTTGGCCTCAGAAGAATTACCTCAAATCATCAAGGATATTCGTTCATGTGGTTTTGTTCCTGGTGCGAAGTATGTTGAACCAAATCAATATCACTTAGCAGTACGCAATTTGCGTCTTGGAATTAACGACAGAGCGTATATCAGGAAGTGTTGGAAATTACTTCAACAACTTAACGATTGGAAGTCTCTAAATGCGGAAACTCGCACTGAAATATATGATGTGCGTAAACAATATGGCTTGATTCAGCATATAACCTGTACAAAAGAAGCCATTATTAGTACATATCCTTACTTTGCTAAATTCTTTGAGAAAAAATATGCGAAGCAGAAAGGTAGACTTCGTTACATAGACTTCAATCAAGGAGTGGATGCTCGTCTCTTTAATGAGGAAAGAGTCTCGCTCTTAGCGCAAATCTCTGTTCGTCCTCTCAGAATCGCATTTGATGATATTAAAACAGAGGCAGCCTATGTAAAAGCTATAAAATTAAGCCATCAGCATGGCATGAAGGATTTCTCCAACTACTTGCTGTATAATTTTAAGGATCGCCCTGAAGATTTATATTATCGTATGCGTGTGAATGTTATGCTTTGCGAAAAACTGGATGTAAGCATATATTCATTCCCGATGAAATATCATCCTATTCGGGATGAACACAGCCACGACAGGGATTATATCGGTGTTCATTGGAATCGCAAGTATATCCGTGCCGTTCAGGCCATTCTTAATGCAACAAAAGGTAAGATTGGCCGTGGTGTATCTTTCTTTGAAAAGGCATTTGGTGCCAACACAGAGGAATTTATGGAACTGCTAATTATGCCGGAGACATTTCTGTTGTTCAGATTCTTTTTTGAGCATATTGGTTATACCGCTAAATGGCGAGAAGCAATGGCCGCTCTTTCCGAAGATGAAAGGGCAGAAGCTCTTGAAATCGTCTATAAAAATAATTTCACAAATATAGATGAGCTAACACACAACGAGAAAATTCGGTATGCTCTTTCCTTCTATAAGAATTACCGAGGGGATATTGCGAATCATAATTCGGAACTTTATAAAATGAAGCAAGAGTACGAGGCTCAGATAAAATCTAAAAAGGATTAGGGAGAGGCGGCAACACATTGACACCGTACTTTCGTAATTCGAATTTCGGTCTCAACAAAACAGTTTCAATCGCTAACTCATAAAACTTTTTCCAAATGGACAACGAACAATGTATCAAATATAATGGCAACCGTACAAAGGTTTTGTCGTGCGACCCTAAAGCATCAGGCAGCGTCGTTTTGGATGACTCTGTTACGACTATTTGCGAGTGTGCCTTTCAGGACTGTAAAGATATAACCGAACTTAACATTCCTGCAAACATCGCCCACATTGAGGAAGATGCTTTTAAGGATTGCTCTGGCATTTATACCGTTCACATTCCTTCTCAGCTATTATTCCTCGGCAAAAGTGCTTTTGCCTACTGTTATAACATCAAAGATGTTAAAATTGATGCACCCTTGTTTTCACTCGAAGACGGCACTTTCGCAGGTTGCACATCTCTTGAATGGATAGACCTCGTCGAGGGTATTCACGAGTTCGGGGACAAAGTTTTCTATAATTGTTCTTCGCTCAAAGAAATACAAATACCCTCTACCGTAGAGAAAATCGGAGATGGCGCATTTTACGGATGTAAGAAAATCAAAGAACTTGTTTTCCCTGCATCCTTAAAATATATTGGGAATGGCGCATTAGTCAGCATGACATCGCTTCGCGAAATTGTTTGCCTCGGTTCTGTACCACCAGAAACACCGCAAAAGCCAAGCCGAAAAATAGCGACAGGAGCAATATCCGTACCTTCTTGGCAGGACAAGGTTAAACTGTACGTCCCTGAAGATGGCGCAGAGGCATACGCAGCACATCCTTTTTGGGGCAATTTTGAAATCGAAACATTGTTTGACGAATTGGATTAGGAGAGTTATGGCTCTAACACCGCGCTTTCATAAATAGAGCCTGAGGGCTTGACCAAAAACTTTAATCGCATAACTCAATAACCTTGCTATATTTAGTCATGAGTCATTCTATATACTATAAGGGCGTAATTTTGCCTGTTTGCCTTAACATATTGCCTGTAATTACATTGTGTGTATTTTTATTCTCATGCGTGATTACACTTGGGCGTGATGAGCAAGCCTTCACTTTGGGTAATTTGTGCTTAATTGAGAGTTTCCCCATCGCCTTAGGTTTCATAGCATCGCTGTTTTTATATTTTTCAAGAAAGCCCATCTTGCCGATTATGGACTTCCTTGTATATATAAAATATCCGTGGATTAGATGTGGTGTTATTTTGATTGGTGCTTTTCTCATATATGGAGTGATTGCACTTTCGCTTTTAGACATTTTCAACGAAGATGCACTTAATATAATACGTTTGTTATTGATGTTTGGCGGACCTATTTTAATAAGTTTGTTGACACTAATGGCATTATCATATATAGAAGAACCATAAAAATGTATAGGGAGTTGCGGTATCGCCGCCTTGCTTTCGTAAATCGAGCCTAAGGTCACGACCGTAAGGCTTCAATCGCTAACTCATACGCGAGCTTCGACTCCATCGAGGCTCGCTTTCTTTTATATGGCTGTCGCCGCGAGACGATGAATTGCGCTCACAGAGAAATTTTACCGTGCTTTATCTGCACCCTTTGAGGGCGGATTTATCAGTATTCACCCTGCATCTTTTTGTTTCGTCGACTCGTACATTGAGCGATTTCTATTTCTGGGCTTCATCGGCTGGGCTTCATTATCATCTATGGAGTTCCGCTGTTGCTGCCTGTGATTACACGGTGCTTTGTTCCGTCTATGGGTTAGCGGTCGGACGTTCACTGCCGTATATGTTTACTCATTACGTTGGGCTGTGATTTTGCCGAGACGTTTCAAGAGGCATTTACTTGTGAACACGCACGGAACACGCTATGATATTTCACTTTGCAAAGTTAAGTCGTGCCGGTCTATCGCAAAACAGGCCTGCCGGAATTCTTGCAAAATTTTTTATAAATCTCCACTCTGCGAGTAGTATTTAACGCCGTGGGCTTAAAATATTTCTTGAAGTTTTTGCGCTTGCGCCCTTTCCACTGCCTTCCTTATTGCACGTAAAAATCAAACGCGCTCCGGCGCACAGTAAAAACCTCTAAAACTTCAAAACAATGACCCACGTAATGAACATATTCGACAACTCTCTCAACTCCAACCGCAAACTCAAAAACTACTCGGTGGAAGTAATCACCTACGACGGCGACAGCTACACAGAAGAAATCGAAGCCCGTAACGCCGAAGATGCCCAGGAAATCGCAGCTTCAATGTATGACAATGTCGACTACACAATGATTCAAGGTTGCTACGCATACTGATAAATCATTTCTCCCTCAAAGGGTAGGCTGTCCGCCGGGGCAGCCATAACTTTTGCTCATTCATCGCCACCGCTCTGCTCCGTTGTCTGTCGGCACTCCGGCACCGCCTCTATGCCGAGTTTATCTGTGGTACTCCGCTCCCGGCAGTCGCTTCACCGCGCATCGAAATTGAATCTCTTACCATTTGCCGATTTCCATTATTTCGGGTCAGGTAAAACATCGTTTGTTGTCGGGGGATTGAGAACTATTCTCACGCTCTCGCACTCTACCTATGCCCTCGCTGACGCACCAACCGCAGGGCTATGGCTCATCGCGTCCGCTGTCGGCATACTCCATTTTTTATCCATGTTTTGTGGATATTCGGACTACATCATTATGAAGTGGTCTGACTTTCGGGCGCGACGGACACCGCCGCCGCTTGCCACGACTGAAAGCGTCCGATGTTTTGGCGTTGCTCTATATCGAGCGCAAACCCACATAGTCGCATTTTGGGCAGCACTCATTGGCCGCATCCACTACCTACGCCTTGGGGTAAACCTTGAACGACATACCGCTAAACTTGCTGCCACGCTGAGTGCGGAGTCGTGTGCCGGGCTCTCCTACGGGACTGTCTGAGCCATGTTCTCTGCGTTAGTTTTCTATTCGCCAATCTCGTATTTGGGGAGTGAACCGAGGTCTATTTTTCCTGTACAAAGGTAGGGCGCACCGCTATCTGCAAATATCGTTTCTCTATCCCGGCTGCGTTCCTTGCCGCCACCTGTGGGGCAGCGATAAATTTTTATAAATCTCCACCGCCTATAAGTGGGCGGTAGTATTTACCGGCAACCAGTGCCTTATAATTTTTCTTGGGATTATTTGCATTGCCGCTTTCTGCGCTTTCCCAATGATTGTACCGTAAAAATTCAGAGCCTCGGCTCACATCATTAACCCCAAATACTTCAAAATCATGGCAAAGAAAACTAAAAAATCCGCAGAAAAGAAAGTCGCTCAAACCGCTGCTCCCGCCGTCGAGACTGCTCCGGCAACATCAACTCCCAAGCTCATCGTGGCTCAACGCAAGTTCAACCGCTGGTACGTCTATTTCAAGGGCGTTGCCCCCAAGGACAATGTAGGCTGCGGATGCAAGACAGCCAAGAGCGCAATGCGCTATATGCACCTGCTCAAAGTCCGTTACGGAGCGACTATCTCCCAGAACATCTATGAACGCCTCCAGTTCGAGGCTCAGCGAGAGGAGGCATAAGCCTCCCTCGCTTTCTTTCCGAAAGTCAAACCGCTAATTCTCACGACTATGTACGAATATATCTGCTACACAAAACAAGGCAAATGGAAATTCCAAGCCGACAGCGATACAGACGCGCTCCGAAAAGCTCTATGGTTCTGCTGGCGCGACGGCGAAGACTTTATCAAGGTCGAGTTCCGAAAAGGTTGCGAGAATTACACGCTCTCAATCCTCCACATCGACAACAATTCTCACGAAGTATTCACCCTATAAATCCCGAAACAATGGAAGTCAACTACAACAAATTCACCGAACAGGAGCTGCAAGTAATCCTCGATGCAGCGCGGACAATCAACTACGCCTTCGGCACTCAGTTCCCCTCGCACAAGGAACAGCTCGCTCTCCTGATTGAAGACCTGCATTTCCGCGTCATCAATCAGATAGTCATTCAGACCTACAACGCCCTGCGCTCAAAATACATCGCGCGAGGCATCGACCCCGACGCGTCCGACTTCGTCCCCGACCATCTGGAGAAATAACTTCTCCAAACTGTCCGCATCACGGCTGCTCCCTCTGGGGAGTGGCCGCTTTCGGCTGTCTTTTGCCGTGGCTCATATCCGCAATAAATTTGCATCATGGCACACCGAATTACATACAAGCCCCAGGGCATCATCCTTTCTTCGGCTGTCGGTGAAATCACCGTGGCCGTCGACGGCGATTTTGTAGATGTCTCGCTGACCGCCACCGGCGGCATCGTCATTCTCTCGGAGCGTTACTACGCCCACGGAGGTTACGTTACCCTCTATGATCTCGGCTCGCTCATCGAAGCCGAGATGAACAAGTCGGGCCAGTCGTGCGAAGACTTCACCCTCCGTGTGTTCACCGACTCGGTCAACAACAAGGCGGACTTCTGTGTGCTGCATATTCTGTATTGCGACCGCTTCACGGTCTGCACGGATATTTCGGCCTTTCTCCGCGAGAATTTCCTGACGACGCTCTCAGTGCGCCGTGTCGCTTCCGGCACGACACTTTCCCTTTTCCTCTATGCCGAAAAGGGGGAGAACATCGCTTATTCCGTCGCCCACTCGTTCCGCAAGGCTGACTCGGAGGCACGTTATCAGCACTCATACACCATCGACAGCGACAAGACCGCCGACTCGTCGGGCATCGTGCAGCTCAATATCTCCCTTGCCTCAATCATTGCCGACGCAGCCTCTTTCGCCACCGCAAGGCTCGGCGAAATCACACTGCTGTCGTTCACCGTCCGTTGCGGTCAGCGGTCCGTTACCTGCTTCGTCGACAACTCGCTCTCAGACCTTGATTCGTTCTACTTCCGCAACTGCTTCAACGTCTGGGATGTTGCCACTTTGCCGGTTGTCACTACGGCAAAGACCGACGTAGACCGCTCCCTCGCCATCATCAACGGCAAGTCGCGGTTTTACAACCAGTCCTCGGCAAAGACTTACGAGGTGGAGGCCGGGCCTCTGACTTCCGACGAAGCCGAGTGGGTTGACCAACTCTTTTCGTCGCACGACGTGTTCCGAATCGAGCCGGACCCGACCAACAGCTACGACCCTCTTGTTCTCGCCCCGATACTCATTACCGACTCCACCTGCGAAGTGCAGGACGGCGACGAGAAACTTAACAAGGTTAAGTTCACATGGCGTTACGAGGACAACCGCCCCATAGTGCGGCTCTCCGCCTCGCCCGGCATCTTCACTGAACCCTATAATCTCGTATTCAGCTAACCTCGTTCCTCGTTCCTCGTACCTTTCAATGTCAAAAGCAATCCACATAAGCACCGCTCGCACGATGCTCAACAGCGGCGACCCTGTCGACCTCCATGTATGGAAGTCGGACGGTTCCATTCTCCACCTCCAAAATTGCATATCGCTCCGCTACAATTTTTACGGAGGCTGGAGGAACGTCAAAATCCTTTCCTCCGGCGAATGTCGCCGCGTCCGCGACGTCTGCATCTTCCGCGTCAACGACTTGGAAGTTTTTCTTTGATATCTCGCTGAAAATGCGTAACTTTGCCTTATGACAGAATACGGTACATATTTGGTATTAGACTGTGAAACCAATCAACTGAGTATACAATCAGTGGATTGGTCTAAGTTTGTTTTCGTCCCAGAAGAACCGAAAGAGCCACTTTTCGATGAGTTGCCATTCGGTATTAAAGTTTCTGATTGTGAGAATGCTCTCAACAAACAGCTAAAACAGGAAGATTTCCTCAAAGAGCAAATAACCAAGACTGTTCCTGATGGAGTAATTGTATCAAGGCCGCGATTGTGCGGTTCATTTTATTATGATGAGTGGGATGTATTCAACCTTATTAAGTTTGAAATACATTCCGATTTCAGTGATGGATTGACTTATCTTGAATTGAAGATAAGTTCAAGGCCCATCGTTGATACAACTATTAGTTTCCTATCAAAGCTATCCAATTCTGACCAGCCTCGTTATTTATATCAGGAATCATTTGAACCATCTAAAGAAGGATGGATGAAGTTGTATCAAAGAGTCACTGAACTACAAAATTCATTCGTTTCCCTTATTAATTCTGAAGAGTTTGATGATACCCCTTATTATAACGTAAAGAATCAATGGCCTCGATGACGTGCTAACGGCGTCTTTTTGAACGACACATTGAGTCCATAACTTTGTGGCAAACAACCACAAGTTATGGACGCTTCTTTTTCTCTCAATTTCAACTCCGTTGAAACGCTGCCGGGCTATGAGGCCCGCGCCGCGTTCACCGTCAACTCCGCGTCAGTGTTCCGCGAAGACGTGGATATTGTGCCGACTATCATTGATGATAGCCTCTCTTATATCCCGTGGGGTGGCGACAATCAGATGCCTTTCGACATCCTCTCGCTCATCGAGAAAGACGAAACTCTGGCAACCTGCCAGTGTTTCAACGCCGAGGTCTGCTACGGTTCGGGGCTGCAATACACAGCCACCGAAGCCTCCGCTGCGGTCAAGAGTGCCGTCGAGGACTTCACTCTTGACAACGACCTCGCTTCATACTTCCTCGGTGTATGTCAGGACTTCAAGCACTTCGGCTTCGCCGTGTCGGTGCTTATTCTCAACGAGGACGGCTCGCGCATCGTCCGTCTGTTGAGAAAGGAAGCCTGCTATTGCCGCTTCACTCCGGCTGACAAGCATGGTCGTATTTCCAAAATCCTTTACGCCAACTGGCGAAAGCCTATCTCGTCGCGCAGCGACATCGAAGAAATCGACCTGCTCGACCCGGCTTCTCCGTGGCGAGATCTGCAAGACAAACTCGCCAAACAGACACGCTGCCGCAAGTTCGCCGTCGTGTCGCGCATCCCGACTGTGGACTCCACCTATTATCCCATTCCTTATTATGGCGCATTGTTTCGGGGCAAGTGGTACAACATCAAGCAGCTTATCGGCATCGCCAAAGAGGCGAAGCTGAAAAACTCAGCGCCGATAAAATATCATATCGAGGTCGGTGCAAAATATTGGGAGTCAATATTTCGTGCTGAGGGCATCACCGACCGCCGCAAGCAGCAGGAGCGCATCGTGCGTGAGAAGCAGCAAATCCTTGATTTCCTGACCGGCGCGGAGAACTCCGGCAAAGCCTGGTTCTCCACGTTCTACGTCACGCCCGACGGCAAGGAGCAGCACGATGTCGTCATCAACAAGATTGACGACTCCAAGGAGGGCGGAGACTGGGAGACCGACATACAGGAAGCTATCAATATGATATGCTTTACTATGCGTGTGCATAGTAATCTCGTCGGCTCAGTCCCCGGCAAGGCGCAGACCAACAACTCCGGCTCTGACAAGCGCGAGCTTTACACCATCGCTCAGGCATTGCAGAAGCCATATCACGACCTGCTCTTTACCGTTCATCGTATCATAATCCGATTTAACGGCTGGGATAACGTCACGGTGGACGTGCCGTTTATTCAGTTAACAACACTCGACGAACACGCAGACGCTAAGAAAGTTACACCTAATACCGACAAGCCCAATGAAACTGATAACGACTGAGGCGCAGTTACGTGCCCATATTCCCAACATCATTGCCTCGGTCAAGGGCGAAACGCCCTTCATCGAAAGGCTCGCGCACTTTCTCGACCTCGCCGAAGACTGGGTCGTAAACACGTTTACGTCCGTCTCAACGTTCAACACCATCTGCGGCTATACCGACAGCAACAATATCAAGATATTGTGTTCGCGGCTCGTTGTTGCCGACGCTCTGCGCCGGGCAATTCCCTCGCTCGACATCGTGCTTACTCCGAATGGCTTCGGAGTTGTCAGCACTCAGAATCTCGCTCCGGCTTCCAAGCCGCGTGTCGACAGGCTCGTCGGCTCGATGCTCGCACACCGCGATGACTGCATCGCCGCATTGTTACCCGAACTCGTCGGGGCAAGCAAGTGGCTCGTATCGGACCAAGCCGACTTCTTCGGCGCGACACTTTTCCCTGACCTCGGCATCGTCGATACCGTCGGGGGAGTCACAGGCTCCCGTTGGGACAAGTATCTCGAACTCCGCCCCCTGGTCATAGACCTTGAAGCGTCGTTGGCCGGAGAATGGCTCTCGCCGGAGTTGATGTCTGCACTCCGCTCCGAAAATCTGCGCGGAGATCTGACCCCGAAAAGGCGAGAGGTTGTTCGGCAAGTCAAAGCCCAAATCGTGGGCTATCTGACAGCCGGAACATTCAGCACTCGTCGCCTTGCCGATATAGTGAACTATATCCGTCAGGACGAGGACGAGTTTCCCGATTGGCATAACTCCGCAACCGCCGAATTATTCTCACCGCCTGTATTCCGTAACAAAAAGAAATCGACAGGCTATTTCTTTTAACATCAAATCATACTCCATATGCAGACCATCTCAATCAATTTCGTCTTGCCGCAAGACTGGCAAGAACTCGGCGATAAACGCCTCCGCTATGTCTACGAACTTATTGCCGCAGAACATACCACAGACGAAATAAGGACCATTTGCTTGCTCCGTTGGAGCGGCACAAAGGTTATCGGTCGTCAGGATACCGGCTCATACCTTCTCAAAAAAGGAAAACTTCTTTTCGAGGTTACGCCTGTGACCCTCGCAGAGCTGCTTCAGCATCTCGCATGGCTCGGCTCACTACCGATCCTTCCTGTCCGTATCTCGAAAATCAACCGTCAGCAAGCACTTCCGGCTGACTTCGAGGGTGTGCCGTTTGAAACCTACATCATCTGCGATAACCTCTATCAAGGTTATCTCGCTACACAAGATGACAATATCCTCGATGAACTCGGAGCAACGCTCTACGGCAAGTCTATGACTTTCAAGCCGTGCGAGCGCATCAATATATTCTACTGGTTTGCCGCGTTGAAAGAAAAGCTGTCGAAGAAATACTCCGACTTCTTTCAGCCGTTGGCCGGTGCCGCAGACGGCAACCTGCTCGGCTCGTCAGCATCGGTCGAGGACGCGATGAACGCCCAAATCCGTGCGCTCACCAAAGGGGATATTACAAAAGAAGCCGAAGTCCTCGCCCTCGATACCCACCGTGCATTGACGGAACTTAATGCACAAGCGAGAGAATATAAGGAACTCAACGCCAAAATGCAATCGAAATGACAACGCAACTCAATGGTAGATGGAATGCGGCTCAGTTCTTCGAGGAACTGACCGCCACCAACGCTTTGGCTCAAAATGAGAACTTCATTTTTTGCCATGTCAGCGGTTTGGAGGGCTTCGAGGAAGCACTCGCGCAGATGCAGACCGCCACCGCGTTCTGCTGTGTCTCGGATATTGCCAACGGATATACAGAATTAAACAACACTCCGAGGACGCGGCGAGTAAAGACCGTTTTCCTCGCCATGCGCCACGCCGCCGAAGATATGTCGGCTCGCTCGGAGTGCATGGAAATTATGCGCGAACTGTTCCGACAATTCATGTCGAAACTTATCCTCGAAAGGGTCAGATTAGAGCAGAACTGCATCTACATCGACCCCAGAATATCGTTCAACGAGATTGACCGCTATTTTTTCTCCGGCTGTGCTTGCGCTTATTTCCAAATTGCCGTAGATGCCTACACCGATTTAAGATACAACGAAGATGAGTGGAAACAATGATGAACAGATTGAAGCCCGGCGTAAATACGTCCGCGCTTTCAATGCCACTATGGTAAAGATATGGCGCGAGCAAATCGCACTCTTAGGAGCGGTAGACACAGGAGCGTTGTACCGCTCAACCGTCGGCATCTCAATGACTGCCGACGGAAAGTTCATTGACATTACACTTTCACAAGCCTTCAACACATACGGTTTGTTTGTGGACTACGGTACGGGACGCAATACTCCGCGAGGAAACCCCGGCGACATTGGCAAAGCCAACGGTCGCAAACGCAAGCGTTGGTTCTCTCGCAAGTATTTCGCATCAGTGATGAACATTCAGGAATTTTATGCCGACAGCCTCGGCCAAGAATTTTGTCGGGCTGTTTCCAATGCCCTCAATCCCGACATTATGCGCAGGTCAGTTACTCTCTGACACTGCATTTCTTGTCTTTTCGTCTGTATAGTGATAGCCATAACTTTGCTGCATAAACACAGCATCGTTATGGCTATTGATACTAAATCCGTTTCCCAACTCATCACTGAGTTTCGCGCCTTGAAAGCCAAGGACGCTATCACTCCCGAATCGCTCGGCTATATTCTGCAACGTCTCGCAGACCTTATAGCCACCGCAGGTACTTCCGATACCGTTGAAACTATCAAGAAACTGCTTGACGGCTTCAAGGCAGCCGGCCAAGCTGTCGTTTCGCTCCAACAAGGAGCTGCCGACCGCAATCATATCCTGGCAAACATCAAGACCGTTGACCTTTCCAACGGCTCTATCGGCACTTATAACAACAACCTTTTCATCCAACAGGCGACTACCGAACGTGCCGGGGCTATGCGAGCGCAGCAGGTTATCGACCTCAATAACGCCCGACGAGCCGTTGCCGAAATGGAGAAACTTCTCGATGTGATTCAGGCAAAACTCGGTATGACCGAAGACTCGAAAGGACTTTATAATACAGCCCAAATCTCGGTTGTCACCGAGAATGGGCGACTACGTCTGTTAGGTGCGCAGCAGCTTGTGGCCGACGGATATGTGCCATATCTATTTCGGAACACGCGCAAACGCAACCAGTGGGGCGACAAAGTAGCCATTGCTGCAGGAGAACCACGGAAAAAGTATTGCGACAAGCGCAAAGGGTGGAATCTGTTCGGCTCGTGCTATACGGTCAAAATCGACACTGGCAATTATCTAATGTTCAGCACCAACTCACATATTCATTATTGCGAACCGGCAAACGCATACGCATACACGCCCGAAACCATTGTCAAAACTTTCAAGCGCAGGGACGGCACACCGTTCGTTGCGTGGGGGCGTTCTTGCGTCTGTATGCTCGACCCCAAGAACGCGAAAAAACATAGAATGATGCGCTTTCGCTTCGCCATCGGATTTGCAAAACAAATCTTGCCGGGACGCTCGCGCATCTCAATCGCCAACCTCGTAAGCTCGCTTGCCGAGTTCACAATCGTATATAATCCGACAAAGGAAACATGGCACTTCTCACGATAACACATACCCCTAAACTTTTCGTGCCAATGAGCGCAGAGCGGAGCTTGCTCCGGCTTTGCCGAGTGCAGCCGAAATTGATGGAGTTACCTCCATAAAAAAGATAGCCCGGAGCTTGCGCTTCGGGGACTGCTATCTCATAAACGGCTCACATGATAGCCCGGAGGAAAACTACGGGGACTGCTATCCGGAATACTGCGACGCCGATAGCCCATAAGGAGATGCTATCTCGCATACTTGAGAGGTGTACATTTTTCTTAGCTTGGCTTTACATCGTTGAGAGGTGTCCGGGTTGATTAGCTTGTCTTCACTTACTATGCAAAATTAGCAATAATATCTCACATACACAACATATTACAATGGAAATTCGCAAACACAAACCTACAATCACGCTCCTTTCAGCGATTTTTCTAATCGTGGTCGGATGCGGCCTGTTGGTAGCAGGTTTCATCGTGCCGCCGCCCGGCGAAATCCACGACTCCGTCCTCGTGGCTTTCGGCGAAATTCTCACTTTCGCGGGCGCGGTTTTCGGTATGAAATATCACTATCAGTATAACACCAACAACACAAAATCACATGAGGAAGATTGACAAAATCATCGTCCATTGCGCGGCTACGCCTGAGGGCAAGGATTTCACCGTCCAACATATTGACGGTTGGCATCGTCAGCGAGGCTTCCGCTGCATCGGCTATCATTATGTAATCTATCGCGATGGCTCGGTACATAGTGGCAGACCTGAGAGTCAGGTCGGCGCACACTGCACTGGGCATAACGCAAACTCAATCGGAGTTTGCTATATCGGAGGCTGTGCGTCAGACGGCAAGACCCCGAAAGATACACGGACAGACGCTCAAAAGGCATCGCTTTTGAAGCTGCTTCGTGAATTAAAGGCAAAATACCCGGTAGCCGCTATCCACGGCTACCGCGATTTTGCGAACAAAGCCTGTCCGTCTTTCGACGCTACCAAAGAGTATAAAGACCTATGAAACGCCTTCGCCATTTCTATATGCTCTTTGCTCTCGCCGCAACCGCCTTTTTGGGCGGTTGCCGCTCCCACAAAGAGGTTGTCAGTAATACCTCGCTGTCAGTCGACAGCGTCGCACGGTCTGAGCATCACCGCACAACAGCGGTGATTGACTCGCTCATAAGGAATATTGATTTTAGCTTCGATACCCTGAAAATCAATATCGAAAGACCTTATTATATCGGCGACACAGTCGCCTGTCAGCCGGAGATTATTCACCTGAAGGCAGTACGTGGGCGCGTCATAGATCAGCGGCGTGTTCATAGAGATAGTGTTGAAGCCTTCAATCGACTTGATACGGTGGCGTATCATCAATCAGCCGCCGAGTCTTCAACGGAACACACCGCCACAACGCGCATCTATAATCCGCCTGACGGCACAACAATGTTCATCATCACAATTCTTGTGATAGGTGGATTATTATATGTTTTCTACCGAAAACGATAAACATTATACACTCTGCGAGTAGACTTTTTTCATTTTTTCGACAAGCGAGTTGTCCGCGAGGATGGCTCGTTTGTTTTTTCGCATACGTTGATTATTCTCCCCACCCGAAGCGGCTTATGCTGATGTCTTAGACAATCTGCGTTCAATCGTCCGCTTCCGTCCTGTACATCTTCAAGCCCGAACATCGTTGTTCACGGGTCGTTCCTCCCTGTGAATAGCGACCGCTTCGGTATTCGGGTCGATAAATTGCGCCCTCCGGCTTGCCATGCGCTTAATCCCGACACCGCTCCTGCGTCACGGTGCCGGGTCGCTACTGTCTGCACCTACGGTTACAAACTATCTTTGACGGCTGCATTACAGCTTTCGCCGCCACCCCTCCTTTGTCGGGGTGGTGGCACGCTTCCACTCCGCTGTCAACCCGAAACCTCCGCTTGTTTTTCCGGCTCTTGATGCCTGGCCGCTACGCTCCCTCATTCTCTCCGAAGCCCTTAACATCACCGACAGCCGCTTCTCCCACCCATAGAGGAGAACGTATGCACGGTGTTACACCTGTCGGCAGAAAGAGGATTTATCGCTCCGGGCGCGTCGGTTTACCGCTCATTCCGCCACGAGCCGCGAGGTTCATTCCGTCTATGCCCGAGCAGCCTGCGGCGCACGGCGAGGAAGGGTCGGCTTACTCTCAAACGCAAGCATTTAAGAGAAAGCCTGTCGCTTCACTGCGTTACACGACACCCTTCATTCGCTGTTTGCTCCGGCAACGCCTCCATTTCCCTTTCGCTTCTCGTCAGCTCCACTTCGCCCAAAACCGACACACGCCCTGCGCACCTTGATTATACGCCCGCCCCTCGCCCCGATGCACGGACGACGATGCACTTACTCCACTCCGGCAGTCAGCCAACCACTTCACTCACTCCGAGTTTGCCTACGGCTTAGGGCAAGGGCAGGTCGGCACACTGTTACAGGGCAAGCCTATAACAAAGTGTCTGTCGCTCCACTGCGTTGCACGACACCTGCCATTTGCTCTAATCCTGATGTAGGCACTCCGAGTTCCCTCCGTTCCTTTGGCTGGCTCACCTCCGTTACGCACAGCATCGTCATCACCGCACATCGCCATCGTTATGCCTCGCTATGCGAGAAAGCGGAGTGCTGTCGTAAGCGGAAAATCCGTAAACTGGATTTTCACGCACACGGCAGCGATTTTACCGCCCGTTCTGCATATAGCGGTCGGGCGAAAAGAGCGATTAAGAAATTGCAAATCAGCGCGGTGGGGGATGTGCAAAGCCCCTACGGAGGCAAGCCTCCGTAACCTCCAAAGTCCTCATTCTTCGGACTTATCATCTCGCAAGCCCCTACAAATCGAAGATTTTTGTAGAGCGGACACCTCGCGAGATGTCAAATTTGCCTGACAGTCAAATTTTTAAGGCTTGATTTCGACGGGACCCATCGGCAGGGGTGCCGCCCATCAAAATCAAGGTCGTTTAGAGGTAAAAGGTAAGGGCATAGAGGTATGAGAACCGACACCTCTCACGTCTTTTCCAGTATGAAAATCCGTGGCGATATTTGCATCAAGAGCAAAATATCTTTTACCTCTTACCATTTACCTCTAAACTGATAAGGAATTATGGCAAATTATACATCTACCGCCCAAGTCGTTCTCTCCGTGAACGGCAAACAGGCTCAGCAGATGCTTTCTTCTCTGGAAAAGGATGCAAAGCATTTGGAAAAGCAGATTGAAAAAGCCGCCAAAGCCGGTGACAAAGCCACGATGAAGAAACTTCAGCGTGAACTCAATGCCACCCAACGGACTATGGAGCAATTGAAAGGCTCTGCTGCCACCTGCGAGCAAGTTCTCCATCGGCTCGACAAGGCGACACCTCGGGAGCTGAACAAGACATTGAAGCAGTTGAAGAACGAGCTGAACGGCATCGAGCGAGGCACAGCCGCGTGGGATGCGCAGATAGAGAAGATTAAGGCGGTCAAGAGAGAGATTGATAACGTAAACTCCGCCATGCGAGAGCAACAATCACTCTCTGACCGCGTCATCAACTGGATTAACAAGTGGCAGATGGCTCTCCTCGCTGTCGGTGCAGCCATTACGGGATTGGTAATGGCAGGGCGTAAGGCGGTAAATGCCTACGCGGAAATGGAGCAAGAGATGGCTAATGTCCGCAAATTTACGGGTATGTCAGCCGAGGAAGTCGGTGCGCTCAACGAGGAGTTCAAGAAGATAGACACCCGTACTCCGAGAGAGGAACTTAACCAACTCGCCCAGGAAGCAGGACGACTCGGAAAAAACTCACAAGAAGATGTCCTCGGTTTTGTCCGCGCAGCCGACAAAATCAATGTTGCACTTGACGACCTCGGCAGCGGAGCCACGCTGACCCTCTCCAAACTGACAGGTATATTCGGGGACGAGAAGCGGCTCGGCACCGAGAAAGCCCTGCTGTCGGTAGGTTCTGTGATAAACGAGTTATCGCAGAACTGCTCCGCTTCCGCTCCCTATATCGCAGAGTTCGCATCGCGAATGGGTGGCGTGGGAGCGCAAGCAGGTATGACCGTACAGCAGATTATGGGCTTTGCCGCTGTCCTCGACAGCAACAATCAAAAGCTCGAAGCATCTTCGACCGCTCTCTCGCAGGTTATTGTCCGAATATACCAAGACCCGGCAAAGTACGCCAAAGTCGCAGGTATGGACGTGCAGAAGTTCTCCAAGTTGGTAAAAACGGATATGAATGCCGCACTGATTGAGTTTCTTTCGACACTCAAAAAGGCGGGCAGTATGGATGTTCTCTCTCCGATGTTCAAGGATATGGGCGAGAACGGCTCC